GAAATGAAATTCAAATGTACCTCAGCCCGAACCTCGCTACCGAAGGCGTAGGTGCACACTCCGACAACTACACGTTTGGCGATATGGAGTCGCTTGCCCATCATTGGAGCGAACCGTTTGAAGGTCGAGGCGGGTTGGGCAAAACACATGCAACCAAGTTGGACATGCTTCATCAGATGTTGTCGTTAGAGGGAGAGCGTGACGGTCTACTTGGACGCATGCAGGCAAGAGAAGATTATTTTCAAGACGAATCGCTTGAATCAAAAGGCGGAGAAGTGCTCAACATACACAACAAGGTTAGAGGGCTGATGGCACCGTTTGGTTTGCCGCTGAGTGAACTAAGTGAGGCACGGCGACAGATTGCACGAGGAAAGGAAACCGACACAATCTCCGTATCTGAAATCGATGCCATGGCGGGTTTGCCTGCTGCATTGCATCCTCACAATACGTTCATCGCAGGCACTGGAGCATTAGCAAACGCAAAGGTCAACCAAGGATTGCACGGAACCACGCATTCGCCCGAACATCACAACGAGGTGTATCAGGCGTCGTTAAGGGCAGGTCGTACGCAAGGTAAAACAAAAATGAACAAACTACGTGACGAGTTGCATGGAGACGGACAAAAATTCCGATTCACACACGGTATGGGTCACGCTTTTGGTTTAGCAACAGAAGATGACAAATTAAAACGAGACGGTGAAGTTTCACACCGAGCGATTCGCCTGATTGGTATGCTCGGCGGACTCAACAACCCAAGAGCACCTTCGGTTGACGGTGTACAGCACCCGAACCAATTTTCGTTTGAAACAGAACTTGGACCAATCAAGCGTGAGGATTACAACGTGCGTCAGCGCACACACGTTGACAATTATGAGGCAAGTAAAAAAGAATCAGTCCGATTAGATGGAGAACTTAGGCAACTTGAAGCAAACATGTCTCAGGAAGAGGTAGCCGAGGCTGAACGAATCAGTATGGCGCTTGAAGGTCAGCGAGAACAGACTGGCAAGATGATTGAAGAACTGGAAGAACAGGGGTACACACGTGACCAAGCAACAAGAGCAGCACTGACCTCACTAACAAGAGACGCAAATGTAAGCAGTCTGAGTCGGACACAACTTCAATACATGAACTTGCTTGGAAGTAAACTCAACAACGACGCCGCTGTTGAAGAATACGATACTGCCGAGGCTGAACTCAACGACACTGTTGAAGCACGTTCCTACTTACCTGACGGAAGTGAGGATGCTGAACATCTTGACCACCTCATTGAAGAACAACAAGAAGTCCTTGACGAGATTGCCAAGAAGCATTACGGAGAAAACTCAAGGTCAAGTAAAGAAATTGAACACGATAACACACACCACACGCAAGTCAAAGGCCATCACGATGCTATCGTAGAGATGGCTGATAGGATAGGGCAAGAGATACAGAGACAAAATCCTGAATTGTATGATTCAGTTCCCCCTGATACCATGGCAGCGTGGAAAATGTATGCAGCGAACCAATTCCTTGCTCGACAAGATGCTGAACATCACAACATCAGCGCACCAGTAGCAGGTCAACAGATTCAAGAAGCACGGGCAAAGGGTGCGATTGATAACGCTCATGACGGTATGTCGAGTCAACTGCACGAGAACGGTCATGAAATTGACCCCGACATGTCTGTGAGTGAAGCAGGCGAAATGATATTTGGCGGTGCGATGAAACCTTACCAAGAACGCATGGTCAAGGATTTGCTCAAAAAGGTACGTGCCTTAGGAAAGCCACTACGAGTCATGTCGATGATGGACATGGTTCAGCAAATGGGAGAAGCCGGTGATAAACATTTCAAGCCCATGTACGATACGGGGGCGGAGGATATTCTCAATCAATTGACTGAGTTCAAGCGCCACAAAGTCGATTACGACAACGACCCGAATTACGGTGTTCCTGAGAAGCGAAGCGTGCCAAGAACTGGTGGGCGTGGAGGTCATATGTCGCACAAAGACATCACATCGAGTCTTGCTTACCGAGCAGCACAGCGTTTGCATGCTGCTGTGTCGACAGGTGACAGAAAAACCGAGTTAGGTGAACGTTCGATGGAAATAATGACACCGTCGTCAGACACTCAAGAATCACTCAAAGGTAAATTTAGAAATGAAAGTTTAGGGTATGAAATCAGAAACCTACCTAACGAGTTGAAAAACGAAGCAACGCTTCACGATATGGTCAACCATTTGCATGGGCTTGTTGTATCAAGTGCCGACGAGTACGACCCAACAAAGGTCATCGACACTGAAAAGAAACCTATGTTGATGCATAAACCAATTGGTCGTGGAGGTCACCCGAAGTCAAAGGCCACCATCATGTCGCTGTTCAACTCAGATGGATTGCGTGGCAACTTTGGACACATACACGACATACCGTTTGCGATGGATGTCAAAGACGGTCAGATGTCGTTCCGAATGTTGCCCAAGCCAAAGAAAATGCGATTGCTCACGCCAAACATGGAAGCAATCAAGGCGATGATGCCCGAACGTCATCATGGTCACTTTGTTTCACCTTCACAAGCAAAGACCGACCCAAGGATAAGAACTGATATAGCAAGGTCCCCCGTCGCAACACGTGCTAACCAAGTAGGGGAACCGTTCATGGACACACCGGAAGCGATACATCACAAGATGGACGGACCTGCATTGTTGGCATCGCTGACCAACCCTGATTATATCCGCAAGGATATGCCTGAGGGCTTGCCGTCGCTGCAACCGATGCACCGTATCTTTGATGTCGATGACCTTGAACACCTGCGTGGATTCACAGGCGACTGGGTCGTCAGCGACTATCCTGAGGGCGAGCGAATGTTCGTCACCAAGAAGGACGACGATGTTGAAAGTAAGGGTTCACTTACTGATGAAGAGAAGAAAGCGTTCAAGCAGGTATCTGACAAGGACTTCTTGGTTGACGTTATACGACGTGAGAGTGGACTGTACATCTTTGAGGTCATCGAGTTCGATGGCAAAGAGGTACACGATATACCGATTCAAGACCGCATCAAGTTGTTGCGTGGTGCGTTGCAAAGTGTTGAGGGCGTCGAAGCCCCAAGCGCATCCGACACGAAGTTGACTGACGATGTCGGACTGGCTGACGCTATCAAGAACATCGAGAGCGACCGTATCTTGTTGCGTGATGCAAAGTCTACGTACATGAAAGGCGAAGCACGTCATCCGAAGTGGGTCATGTATCAGAAAGGCAACGATGTCACACTTATGGTGCTTGAGCGAAGAGGCGAATCGCCGTACACGTATCGACTTGGCACAGGACCAATCATCCACGGGGAGGACTTGGGCGACCGTGCAGTCAAGATTGATGATGACATTTACATGGACATCGGCGCATCGTTCAATGCTCCTGAAAAGTATGAGGTTGGCGATTATGTCAAGGTCAATGTCACAAGCGTAACAGAAGGCGAAGCATCTGAAAATCAAAAGGTGTACACTGTTCACGCACCACGCATCGAGGGTGAGGCTGAGGGTGAACCACTGGTCAGTACAGAAAGTCTTGCTATGTTAGCAAAGGCTGACATGACTCAAAGCCCACTCAACATCTATAGAAGTGACCGTCACATTCGTGTATCGTTTGAAGCAGGTGATGTTCTTTACAAGGCGACCACACGTGGTCAGTATTGGACTGTGCACACACCTGTAGCCGACAATGACTATCTGATTCGTTTGTCTGAAAGCCAGCGACCGTTTTGGTCACCCGTAGCCGGTGTGATGCTCAAGGGTGACTTTTCTATAGAAGAACGAGAGGACAAGGCTGAGGTTCATGAAAGCAAGAACGACGGCAAGCCTCTCATCCCGCCCAAGAAAATTCATGGCACTGGAACGTGGGACAAAGAGAAGAACAAGGTCATGAAGAAGGGCGTTGAACTTCTTGAGCGATTGTTGGCAAAAAGCGGCGTGGGCCAAGTGGGTACGAGTATGTCAGGACCCAAAGGACTCGGTATAGACTACGGTACACCAATCCAATCACCAACAGGTCCAACCAACCCTGATGATGCAAAAACCATGCCTGACTACGACGTGCGTGATATTGAGCGTGACAGGAAGGACGAAGAGGAAGAATCGAAGGACGTCGAGGAAGTTGATAGTAAGTTAGAACTTACAGAAGATAAGGCTGTCTACCATATCTGATTAAATAGAATGACGGATGTAAGGACTACAATGGTCATGGCATCGCCACTACAATCCGCCCGATTTGAAGGCGGTGGCACTATATCGCTCCTCAAGAGCGATAATGGTCTTGTAATTGCAGGCTATGCAAGCGTCGAAATGGTCGACAAGCAAGGTGACCTTATCACTACAGGTGCACTCAAGGGTGCATTTGACAGTTTCATGAAAGCGGACGGATTCCGCAACGTACAACTCGCACACTCCAACATTCAAGTTGGAGAAGTTATTCCACAGTACACTGACAGCAGTGGTCGACTGTGGAAGTCCGGTGTTGATGACGCCGGACTCTTTGTTGTCATCCAAGTACGTGATGACATCGAAAAGGCTCGTGAAGTAGCCAATGAAATTCGCAAAGGCGCCCTTAGGGGTTTCAGTATCGGTGGACAAGCATTCAAGCGAATGCGAAAGGCCGATTCGGAACACGGTGATTACACCGAGATTTCCAAACTGGAACTTCACGAGGTAACGATTTGTGAAAAAGGTATAAACCCGGAGGCGACATTCCGTATATTGAAGGAGGACACAACTATGACTGAAAACACAGACATGAACACAATGAGCGAACTGTCGTCCGTCTTGGACCGCATCAACACCCGCCTCGACGTTATGGAGAAAGGCGAAGGTGAGAAGCCTGCTTTCCTTGAAGGTAAGGATAAGAAAGACGACAAGGATGAAGACAAAGGCAAAGAAATGGCTGATGAAGACAAAGACGAAAAGATGTACGGCGCCGAACACAAAGGCGAGATGGAGAAATCCGAGTACTCTGATGTCATCACCCAAGACTACCTACACTGGATGGAAAACACCTTGAAGTCGGGTGGCGTTGATATTAACAGCGCTCGTGCACACTTTGATGCACTTGAGAAGGCACAACTCGGTGGCTTCGACAACCCATCTTCCATTGACGGTGCTGACTACTTTGCAGGCCAAACACGTGGCCGAGCACAAGAAGGCGGTAACCCATCTACTGGCGCAATTGGCAAACTCAACAGCGGCTCTAAGGCTGATGTTGCAAAGGGCTACTTGTCTCCTGAGGACCTCTCCCCTGCTGACCTTGAGCAAGCATACGCTGCTTACAAGGCTGCTTCCATTGAGAAGCAACTCAAGGGAACTCTCAGCGATGTATTCGCCGACCGACTCGCCAAGGAACAGCGCAGTGAGGCTGAAAGCCGACAAGCACAAGCATTCGACGCTCGTGCTCCACTCGCATCAATCGAAAAGGCAGTTGCTTCTCTAAGCGACCGAATCGATAACCTTGCATCAGGTGCAACTGGAACAACTATCCAAAAGTCCGCACCTGTTTCTAACGTTGAAATTCCATCCACTATGGATATGGCTAACATGTCTTGGGATGACGTACACCGCCTCGCAGGAAGTGTATTCCACAACTAAATGGAGTGATTAAGA